CTCGTTTGTTCAGTGTTTTGCCAGTGGAAGCGAACTTGGCTTTGCGGAAATTTTCATTGGATTTTGCGGCTGCTTACATGATGAATAGAAATTCGTTACTTCATGCTGTTGGAATTAATGCAACTAGTCCGGAGTGGACAGTGTTAGTAGATCGCTTGCTTGGTTGTGGAGAGAATTTTGTTGCTTTGGACTTTAAGGGATTTGATGGAGTTATTCCACGAGATCTTATAATGGCGGCTTTTGATATAATCAGTGATTGGTATGCTTATAATGGTGTTGAAAATTAGGAGATAAAGTTGTTGGGAGAATCGCTCTCTTCTTGTTATCATGTTGCAAAGAATGTGATATATCAGGTTTTGAGTGGTAATCCCTCAGGAAACGCTTTAACTGTTGTAATAAATACTATAGTGGTGCAATTGATGTTTTTGATGGCGTGGCGCGATAATGTGTCGGTGGAGATGCAACCCTTTGATAAGTTTTTAGAGCATACACGATTTGTGAATTACGGGGATGATTTGGTTTGTGGTGTCTCTTTGGCAGTGGCTGATGATTTCAATAATCTTACCATAAGAAAATGGTTTGAGTATTACGGAATCACCGTAACTTCCTGTCATAAGGGGCAGCAATTGCCAATATTTTTCCCGTTGGACGGCTGGATGTTTTTAAAGCGATCTGTTACCGATCACCCAACCAGACCAGGAAAATGGTTGGGAGCTTTTCCGCTTGAATCAGTTTTTGATACAATACAATGGATGCGCAAATGTCCAGATGAGTGGAGTTATATAAAGGATATTCTTACGTGTGCTGCGTATTTGGTTTATACATGCGGACCTAAGGATTATTCTGATTGGTGTAGAGAAGTGCAAAATGCTTTGAAAGAGAAGGATTGTCCTATACACATTCCTTTCGAGACTTGGAAGGATTTGGATGTTAAAATAATGGATGAGGGATTTGATGTCACTAGAATGGAGAACGAGCTTTTTATTTAATCATATAATCAGTAGTAGTTAATGTAGAATGCTTTTTCATTTGTTTTTGAATGTACTCACATAGC